ATTTCGCCACAATGGTCTCTCAAAAATCCTGTAGTGTTTGAGGACGGTGATGTATTAGCAATGATTGTGTATGGTTGAAAAAGAGTTGCCATTATTATTTCGCTGTTGTTTGTGATTTAATAATTTCACTAGGTGGTCTAGGTCTTCCTGCTAATTTTGCAGGCGTTCTTGGGTCATTGAATCCCTTAGTTGAATCAGGAATCTTTTGAGGAATACCAGGAACAATACCAAGCATCATTGGGTATTGTGCATCTTCACCATCAGCAAAGAAACCAAAAACCATATCACCTTCTTCAGCCCTATTATATGGACCCCAATCTAATGAGTGTATTGGATGTGCCCATGGCAAGTCTGTTGTTGGTACTTCTGTTTTTTCTGCCGAATGATATCCTGCGACACGAACACGGCAACGAAATAGTTGCAATGGGTCTTCAATGTCTTCAACAATACCAAACCAAAATTTAATATCTTTCATTATTCAGGTTTCTTTTTCAAAGAGTCTTTCACTAATTCAATAACACAAACATGACTATCACGCTTCATTATATGTCTTACAGCAGTAATCAAATAATTTCCAGAATTCAAAACATCTTCTGATTTTTTAACTGGTGCATCATTCAACGAAACTTCAGGTGCAGTAAATTCAACAACAGCACCTGCTTTGTATTCCATACTACCAGGAACTGTCAATGATAATCTTTGCATATTTAACCCACCTAAAAACATGGGTCTTTGAAGAAACCATTTTTCAATATCGTTAGGTTTTGGTCCTGGACCATATGTTATCTTATCACAATCTTTTGTAGATAATTCTACTAGTTGAACACTTCTAGGTGATATTGATGGTCCATTAAATGTTGAACTGTGTGGGTTTACTTTATTTAAATGTTTTGTAGTATCAAAAAAACTATTTGCTTCTAATACAGTTTCTTCAATCACTTGCGTTAACGGATTGATAGTGAGTAATGTTGAACCTGCATATCCATTAGACATTAAATTTAAAATATCAAATGAATTTGAGAATTTATAATTTTCTCCACCGTCAGACTGTTCTTGTGCTAAACTTGGTTTTGCTTTTGGTGCCTCTAATGGTTCACCAATCTTTTTAACTGTAGCATGTAACTTTCGTACAGGACCTTTTTGCACTAAAGTTTCAAGTGAAGAGAAATTAAAACCATCAAAGTTTTCAAAGAACAAATAGGTTGAGCCTGCACTGAGTGGAGATACTGCTCTTCGTGATAGCCAATTAATTGCTTTGAGTGGTGATAGATATGGAATAATAATATCGTAAATACCTGCTGTTGGCTCAACAGTCTTAACAACAGCACCAAGTCTTTTTACAGCAATATCATTTACCATATCACTTATTTTTTTACCACTGTATGACTTAGAAAACATTTCTGATTTGAACATATGTTCACCACAAAAATACAGAATGTAGTTTTCGTTAGTATCACTTTCTTTTGCCCTATCACTCATTTTGTAAATGCGATAAGTTTTTTTATATGTTAATTTGTGTGATGGCTTTGTAAATGAAATTGAGATTGTTTCATATCCTGCAAGAGGTAATTTGTTGATAATATTATTACTATCACTCAACATGATATTGCCTGTCAATACATTATTGTAGATATCTTCAAATATATTCAATTCAAATAAAATACCTCTAACATCAAGTTTACGACCATTACCAGATATTAAATTACACTCATTCAATTCAAAGTCATATGAATTGGCTAATCCATCAGTTTCCATATTATGTATTTTCCAATAACTGTTCTAGTTCTCTAACAATCTGACCAGTATACTCTTTTTTCAACAAAGAAATATCTCTCTTTGCCTCATTCAAACCATCTTCATATTCATAACAGTATACAACATTTCTTGTTGTGGTTTGTGTGATTACTGGACCACCGCTGATTGTTGCAACAACAGGAACCATATTGACTAGTGTGGCATACTCGGTAGCATCACTTGGCAATATTGACTGTGATGAATCGCCATATGATGTGGTTGTAGTTATAATTTTTTCATAATGATGTACTGTAGTTTTGGCTAACTCAACACTACCATATTTTGATTTAATGAATCTTTGAAAACTGATATAGTCTTTAGGCCAATCTAAAACAGGATCCAAAATATTATTGAATAGAGTCACAAACCAATACAAGTCAGCAGAGCCATAAAGTTTGTGTGCAATTATTTCTGGTCTGTCACCATCTTTAATTTTGTATTTGTAAAAGATGTGAGTGTTTCTGCGAAGAAATTCACGAAAATCAATTCTCTGATTATCATAATATAGAGTAACTCTTGTAAAGATATTACTAACAACATCTATAGTCTGCTCTTTTTGGTTTGCATTTAAATTGTAACCAAGGAGAGGAAATTTTTCGAAATAAGCAATTGCCATTAGAATCCCTCTTTAACTCTTTCTTTGGTAATGAATTCCAATTCTTTGAATGATAACTGCATACGAATATATGTTGGCATACCATCCTTAAATGTAGTATAACCATTAGGCGCATAATCAACATTCAGTCTATCTAAAACGCAACTGGCTATTTTTCCTAACTTATCATTTCGACCACCACCATATAAAAAGCTAATATCAAAAGTAGCTGGTGGTACAAAGTAACGACCACTATATCCGCCCAAGATTTCTGGTGCTGAATGAAACTTTAATGCACCAATAATGTCGATAACATTTTTTGCTTCTGCTTCTGACTTTGGTGCAAAAGTAAAGTCAAACTGAAATGACCTTAGTTTTGGCGAAACATATAAAACTTCAATTTGAGGGTTTACTGCATAACCAGTTAGACCCATAGCAACTTGTGTTTTAGCACCACCACCTAATGCTGTGCCTGCGGCTTCAGCGGCCGCTGGACCTAAATTTGATAACACACCAGCTTTCTGACCATTTTGCACACCATCAGTTTTTGAGAATGCGCCTGTGATACCTTGAGCCGCTTGAAGAGCCACACCAAGTACATCTGTTAAACTTGTTTCATTCCAATCTTGTGCAAAATCCCATGTCACAGTATCTGGCATGTATAATCTAATTGTCTGTGCTATTCTATTTGTCTTTTGACCTAAACTTAAAGATGCCGCAGAGCCTTCTACTTTTTGTCCGTCACCACCATTGTTAACAGGTTTGGCTCCTGATTCTCCGCCACCGCCACCAACTTGGACTTTTCCAGTAACATTTCTTCCTGCGGCAGTGTCTGCTTTTTGATTTTGTGCTGTTACACCACCGCCACCAGTATATGCAGTTCCAGCACCAGAAGTGAATCTAGACTTTCCTTGAATGTTGATATTGATTTGAAAAACATGAGGATATCTTCCACTACCTAAATCAGCAGGATAAGCCATACTCTGAAAAGCAAAAGGTTGTGATTCAACTGGAGCCGCAGGACCAGATGCCTCACCTCCTACTTTTGGTTCGTTTGCCATTTGTTTGTTCTGTTAGTTGATATATAAAAGATGAATGATAAACTATTTATATGGCATACAGAGGCAGATTCTACCCAAAACACCCTTTAAAGTATAAAGGCGACCCTAACAAAATCATATATCGTTCTTCATGGGAAGTTCGAGTGATGAAGTATTTGGATGAGAATGATGGTGTTGTTTGGTGGGCAAGTGAGGAAATGAATGTCAAGTACATCTCACCTGTTGATGGTCGTGTGCATAGATACTTTCCTGACTTTATTGTTAAGGTAAGAAGAAAAGATAACTCTTCTACAATCTTTATGCTTGAAGTTAAACCTGAAGCACAGACTAAGTTAAGACAACCTAAAAGAGTCACTAAGCAATACATTAATGAAGCGGCAACATACGCTGTTAATCAAGCTAAGTGGAAATATGCTGAAGAGTTCTGTAAAGACCATGGATGGGTATTCAGAGTGGTAACAGAGAAGGACTTAGGAATCTAATTAACTTCAAACCGGACACACCTACTTATAAGATGGGTATCAGTTAGTCCGGGTAATGATGTTATCAATGTGGTTACAATGTGAGTATAAATAGTCTTATGGCTTATCTAATTGACAGAATCAATCAACAACTAGCAAAAGAGGGTATCAAACCAAGAACTGATGCCGCTCGGGCATGGTTGCGCCAAGAGGTCGCTAATCTGAATCCTAATCGTTCAGCAATGATGCGAGACCGTGAAAAGTTGCGTAATAGAACAATGATTGGTCGAATGTATTTTTATTTTTATGACCCTAAACATAAAGCTACTTTACCATACTACGATAGGTTTCCTCTTGTTCTGCCTGTTGAAAGATATCCTGATGGATTCTTAGGATTGAATCTTCATTACATTCACCCAAAACAACGAATCATCTTACTTGACAAATTAAGCGACTTTGCGACAAATTCAAAATACGATGAGACAACAAGACTACGACTAACCTATGCCACATTGGCAAGTGCGACAAAAGCATTTGAAGCTACACCGTGTATTAAGAGATATTTGTTTAATCATGTTGAAAGTAGATTTTTAGAAATTACAGCAGACAAATGGGACATAGCCGCTCTGTTACCTTTTGAATATTTTGTTGGAGCCAGCAAGAGCAAAGTGTTCAGAGACTCAAGGACAAAATTTTAATGTTAACCAATTTTCTATCAGAAATAAATGCAAAAGGTATATCAAAGGCAAGTCACTTTGATGTTGAATTTACACTGCCAAGTGGAGTTGGTCGTGGTACAAGCATTACAAATAAAGATGTAGCAATTCGATGTGAATCAGCCGATTTACCCGGAAGACAGATGGTCACTATAGATAACAAAGTTTATGGACCTATTTACAAAACAGTTTATCAATCATTGTTCAGTGATTTGAATTTAACTTTTTTGGAAACAAAGGATATGGATTTCAGATATTGCTTTGAATCATGGATGGAATATATTCATCCAACAGGCACAACTAATGATGTTGAATATTATCGTAACTATACTACTGGTATTAAAATTTCACAATATGACCAAATTGATGATGGTTCTGGAAACTATACCAAAACTTTAACATATCATATTTACGAGGCATTTCCATTAAATGTTAATCAATTAACCGGTTCTTGGAGTGATGATGGTTTTCATAAATTACAAGTGTCGTTTGCATATCAGAGACATACAATCATTCAAGAAAAAGTACCAGGCTTCCAAAATAGAACACCACCAGTAGAAGACACATCAAGTACCACTGGTGGAATTAACCCGCAACTTAGAAGATAATTAAATTGAAATGAGGAGACTTTAAACTATGGCTTTACCAAAAATTGATGTGCCTATATTTGAAATGATTTTGCCTTCAACAAGCAAATCAATCAAGTATAGACCTTTTCTTGTAAAAGAAGAGAAAATATTATTGATTGCAATGCAGTCCAAAGAATCGAGTGTGATTATTGAAGCAGTAAAACAAATCATCGGTAACTGCGTTGTTGATGATATCAATGTCGATGATTTATCATTGTTCGATATTGAATATCTGTTTTTAAATCTTCGTGCAAGGTCGATTGGAGAAAAAGTAGATTTGAGATATCGATGCAACAACATTGTGAATGAAGAAAAATGTAATCATGTTTCTGAGTATCAAGTAGACTTGTTGGCTATCAGACCAAAATTTACTGAAGGGCATACTAATAAAATTCAATTAACTGATAAGATTGGTGTGTTACTCACATATCCAAAATTCACAACATTCTCAAAAGCAACCAAATTAGAAACTAATGATGAGACTGCTTTTGATATTGTTCTAGATTCAATCGAAGCAGTGTATGATGAAGAAGAAGTTTATTATGCAAAAGATACGAGCAAGCAAGAGATGAGAGAGTTTCTTGATTCTTTGGCCACAGAGCATCTTGTTAAGCTAGAACAGTTTTTTGATACTATGCCAAAGATAGAAGAACATGTTCATTTCAATTGCCCAAAATGTAACCATGAAGACGATATTATCGTCAAAGGTTTAGAAAGTTTTTTCGTTTAGCGTTTGGTTATGATACTCTTCAAAATTATTTTATGGTAAACTTTGCTATGATGCAACACCACAAATATAGTCTGACTGAGTTGGAAAGTATGTTACCTTGGGAGAGAATAATATATGTCAGTTTACTGAGCCAACACATTCAGGAAGAGAATGAAAAAATTAAACAACTCAATGCACAAAGAAGACGATAATGGCAGAAAAAGCAATTAAAGTAGAACTATCCGAAGAAGATAGAAAAATACTTCTCGCCCAGAAAAAGATTTTAGGCGATGTTCTAAAACCAGAAAAGAAAAACAAAGGTCTTGGCGCTTTAGCGGCCGAGTTAATTCTTTCTGGTAAGAAGACTTCTATCACTGGCGCATTGGGCTCAGCAACCAAACAAAAAGCTACAGAGTCTCTCCAAGAAAAAACAAAACAACTCAAAGAAAAATTTGATCCGCTGAACATCATTAATAGTATGTTTGGAGGCGGTGGTTTTGGTAGTGTTATGACTGCCGCCATTGGTAAAAGTATGGGACGCAGTGAAGATGATATTCGTAAATTTGGAAATATAGGTTCTGGTGAAAAACAAGAACTTTTACCTGAACAAATTAAACCAGAACCTGAATCAAAGTATGCGCCCAATAGTCTTGATGATTGGAAGAATGGTCCAACTCAGATGGAAAGTGGTGGTGCTAATAAAACAGATACTATGTTATCTGAGATGTTGAATTATGTTATAAAATTATGTGATGACATTAGAGGATTAAAAGATTCTTCAAAAAATCAAGAAGAACTTTTTAAAGACCAACTTACACTAGATGAAAAACAATTAACACTTGAAGAGAAACAACTTGATGCCGCTAATGAATCAAGATATGAGGATATGTTTGGAAAGAAACCTAGACAAGTTGGTTCAGATGGTGAAGACAAAAAAGAAAAATCAAAAGAAGAAAAAGGATTCCTATCATCACTATTAGGATTTGCTAGTGCATTGGGTATGATAGTGAAGGGACCTTTTAAAGCCTTTGCCGCAGTTTTAGGTTTTGCATTATCGCCTCTTCGTGGCTTAGCAAAAATACTTGGCGGTCCTTTATTGCGAGGTCTTGCGACACTTGGTGCCGTAGCACTTCCAGCCGCAAGAGCAGTTGGTGCTAAAGCATTAGAATATGGCAGTAAAGCAGTAGCCGCCGCAACACCATATGCAAAAGCCGCAGGTGCTAAAGCATTAGAATATGGTGGTAAGGCAGTGGCCGCCGCAACACCATATGCAAAAGCAGTTGGTGGTAAAGCAGTAGAATATGGTGGTAAAGCAGTAGAAGCAAGTAAAGCAATTGGTGGTAAAGCATTAGCATATGCAACAGAAAAAGCACCTACTCTTGTTGCCGGAGCAAAAGCGATTGGTAGTAAAGCAGTTGATATTGGTAAAAACATTAGCACTAAAGTGGCAGAAAAGGCGCCAGGTATTATAGAGGGCGTTAAGTCGATGGGTGGTAAAGCATTAGAGGGTGCAAAATC